AGATGTGGTATAAACTCCATCTTGTCTGCTAACTCGTGACATTCAATGTACTTTGGAATATGATTTTTGATTAAATCAATCTCTTCCTGTCTTAACTTATCAAAAGCCTTCTTGGCAGTTTGTTTGACTCCCTTTTTTTTGTATAAGTTCCAAATGGTTTCAAACATAGATATATCTTTATCTTTTATATCTTTAGTATTATCTATATATATATTGCAGTTTTGATATGAGGGTGGTATCAAATTTGATATGACCCCTCCTTGCAGATTTGATATGACCTCCCCATTCAAATTGATATGAGGGTAAATCCTTCGCATTACAACTTCCAGCTTGTCATTTCTCATAAGTTCTCGTGTTATCAACCCTTTTTGTTCAAGTATTGACAACTCCCTTTGAACTGTGATTGTAGTCATATTAAGGATAGTCCCAATGGAGCGGTTAGATGGATAAGCATATCCACTCTTCTTTGCCATTCCGATAATCATTCCCATTATGACTGCCTGTCTTGGGCTTAATGTTTCAAGTAATTTTGTTGGGAAGAATACAAACATTCCCAAGTCTTCGGTTTCTTTCATTGCATAAAAAAAGCCCAACTGAATTAGTTGTGGTCGCATCACAAACTAACCCAATCGGGCAAAGGTGGTTAACTATCGGAATATGCGACATTCCAGTTAATACACAAATATAATCTATCTACACTTTGTATCCAAGTTCTTCCTTCACTTTTACTTGTCGTTTTTGCCTAATCTCATACAAGTCACCACGAAGATGCTCGTATTCTTCCTGAAGCTTTTGTCTTGCTCTTCGGATTGATTCAGGCGAGTGCAATTTTCCTGTCTTAAAACGATGGAAAAAGTTCAAGATGTTGGATTGACTTTCCCAAATGGTTGCCATCAATAAATTGTCATTGTCTCGCAGTTCGGGTTTCTTCTCAAGTAACTCGCGAACGATATCAATTATTTGTTTCATTTCTTTCTCGTGATATATGCCAAAGCGATTAAAAACAATCCGAATGCTCCGATAAATCCAGCAATGAACTGACCGGTTAACGGGTAGGTTACAATTGTCCATCCGTACAGGATCCCACTTGCGATAACGGTTAGGATAATTAATAAGTTTTTCATTGTTCGTTTATGAATTTAGCGTAGTCATCCGCATCTTTCTTGTTCTCAAATGTGGCAAGAAGTTCTCCAGCGTAGTATACACGGAACTTAATTACCTGATTGATCCTTGCTTTTACGACTTGAGCTTTTAACATTGTTTTTGATTGCGTTATACTGATTCTCCCAAGTCAAAGCTTTGTCTTCCAATTCTTGCTTGGTTTTTTCGTGGCTCATCTTTGTTAATAGAACCTGATTGTTTGCAGTTTGAAGGTCAATCCGATTCTGCCACAACTCCGCTTCAAGTTCGGTGTTCAAACGATGCAGACGGTAAATCTCTTCAAGATACTCCTTTGACTTCTTTTCATCAGCGTATACCTTATACACCAAGAGGGAGATTGTCAATCCCAAAAATACTGTTGTTATCATTTTGCTTTGCCTTTGTAAAATTTGAATTCATAGATTGCGTTTGAAAACTCCTCAAATTCAGGAATGAACTTGTCCTTCTCAAACTGGTAAGGTTTTGCTTCAGGTAGCTCTTGACGGTTAGCCTTCTTGATGCAATGTACACCATACATCACCGCAATGGTGATAGGTGTTAAAATGATTGGGTAAATGATGTCTAATGCCATAGTTCAAACTAACAACTTTTATTTCACAAATAAAAATTTATTTTACACTTGACTTTGTGAATGAACGATTTATTTAGTAATTGACAAAAACAACTCTCCAGCGTAGTGTAATTTCTCATCAATCATCTCTTGAGCATCCTCATCTAAAGTGATAAGTGTTCCTGTGACCTTCTTTCCTTCAGGCATTCGTGGATCGTATGAAACAAAAATACCCTCTTCTAAACCGGTTGCAATCATTCCCATCTGCATCTGCCAATAATACTCCGTCCGTTTGCTCTTGAGCTGCTCGTTTGTTTGGATGCAGAAGTTTTGAAGGTGGTTGCCTGAATTAAACGGACATTTAATCTCAATCAATTTGTCACCAAGTGCATCGGGAGAATATCCACCCCAATTTCCATATGTGATGAATGTGTATGATTCCGCTCCGTAGTAGGTGTAAAAATCATCGGTTTGCTGCTGGAAGTAATGAAAGGCTTCTTTCTCGTGTTCCTTTCCCCAATCCAATGCTCTTCCGTAGATTTCAGTCTTGTGTCCTGTGAGATACTCGGCAGCCTTCTCAAAGATGAAAGATTTTGCCGTCTCGGAAAGGGACTCCGATTTTGATTTCGGAGTCCCCATCAGTTTGTGGATTTCACTTGCGGTAAAGCGTGAGCTTCTCAAGTTTAACCAATCCTCTTCATTTAGATTGGTGTGAATAGATGGAAGTTCAAATTTCATTTTTCACCTATTAAGAGTTTTTGATTCGCTGCGGATACATCGTACTTGTTTAAGATGTCCGCCATTGCTCCACCTGTTTTCAAATGGTCAACTGCTCTCTGCCAATTAGGATGTTGTGGAGTGAGCTGGTCTTTCTTTGGTACGGTTGTTCTGCCCATTGCCTTTTCTCCGTCATCATCATCATCAATGTTCAAGTTCAGGATTGAACCGAGAGCATAACGCCTTGCGTAAGTAATTGCCGAACCCATCGCTTGAGGATCGTTCTGCTTAACTACAGGCATCACATAAGATGACTCCATCCATTCACCTGATTCGGAGTGAACGATGATGGTTGTGAGTGCATCGCCATCAGGAAACTGACTGATTGCCAAACCACATTCGCTCAATGGCTTTTGGATGGTTGACAGGATGTTTGCCAATGACGCATACTTTGACTTGAAGAAAGGATTGTTTGATTCCTTTGCTACCTTGCTCACCGATGCTTGGAATTTTACCAATGCACCAGCGATGTTCTTAATTGATTCGCTTTTATTCATAGGAAATTTGTTTTTTGTCCGAGCATAAATAACACCGTGAACTTGTCGGGTTCAAGGAAATGAAATCTCTCCGAGTCAATGCCGACCAAAGTGGTCTCAACGCATCCACCGAAATAGACATCACGCTTCAGCATATACGGCTCAAGTTCATCAAAGTGGTTGTTCAATAAATAGTCATCCACTTGCTTGTCGGTATAGACATACCTATCACCACCGATTGTGAGAATCCATCCGTTGACAGTTGCCTCAATCATTGTTCACCTCCCTCAATGCAATCTCAATTACTGCCTTTGCTTTAGGAGATACAATCTCTCCCTCAACCAAATACTTTCTAACCGTAGGAAGTGAAACTCCTGTTTTCCGTGCAACGGTCTGCAATAGACCTTGACGTCTTTTCATTTTAATCTCTGCAATTGCTTTCGTGTAATCCATAACGAGAGCAAAAGTAAAGTAAACTTTCTAAATGTGCAAGTATTTTTTTCTTTTTGTGAATTAACTTTTCACTTCCACCGCAAATATCAGGTCACCAAGACGGGCATTCAACTCGTTTACCAACTCCATTTGTAGTGATTCGGTGAACGCATCCGACAAGAAGTGTGTTGCCTTTGTACCTCTGCGGTGAATCTTACGAGCAATTGCCTTTGCAAGTGACTCATAAGACATATCAGGATTGGTTGGTTTAATTCCTTTGTAAGCAATCCACTCTTTAATTGACTGCCACAAATACGGAGTCCCTTCAGTATGCCCATTTCGTGTTGGCTTTCTTCCGTATTCTACAAACTCCCAATAGTCCTCAGCAAGAAGGATTGTGTTGATGGATGTCGGTGTCTTGATAATCTCTCCCGGTACAAAGGATTGCTTCAAAGCTGATGAAGCGTTGATACCTTTCTCATCCATTGACCGAGCGATTTCGGGATAAACCTTATTATTCCACCAATTTTCTATGATTTGATGCAATAGGTCATCATTCCCACCCTCTCCCAAGAATGTATCAAGTGAATCGCCTAATTTACTCAAATCTATTTCAGCCATCCTATAAGCATTAAAACGGTTAAACCAATAGAGATGTTCTTGAATAGCGACAAAGTGCGTGAGATGGCTTTATTTTCGCTCACAAGGGCATTGTTATTCTCTCGCAGATATGCGTTGTTGATTCTCACCTTGACAATGATGGAATCTTGCTCGGCAATTATGATGGAATCCGATTTTACAACCTTACGAAGAACCGATACTTGTTCTCTTGCAATCGCTCCCTTGACCAAATAATGGTTGGCTTGTTTGATGGTGTTTGTATCAACAAGAACTTGCCCATAGCTGGTCAATGGAAAGAGCAAAAGTAACAGGATCCTCATCCTATAAAGTAGCGGTTTTCTTGCTTTGTTTTTCCTTCTCCGAAATAAGACGGTCAAGATACCACTTCGCCTTGTACAAGTCCTCCAGTCCGTTCTTGTCCTCACACCTCCAAAGATATTTGATGACGTTTGCCGTGCATACTGCAACGAGTCCTTTCTTCCTGATGGTTGCTGACTCAATTGCATCAATGCACTCTATATCTCCTTGTTTGTAGTGGGTTGGGTTAACTGCATCCATTTGCTTACAAAGGTATAATAGTTTTCCTCAATCATCAAGATGTGTCCTCCTTGCATAAACAATTGAGTATTCTCGTAATACGCAGAGATTGCAACGATGTCTTTCTCATTGATAACACCATCCTCAAGGATTTGAACAATCTCCGGTTCTATACCAACGGACTCAAGCCAAGAGTCATTGCGTTGCTCGTGAATGATTTGAACTTTTATCATATCGTTTTATGAGTGTAAGCGTAAATCTTCCGATTCATATTCTCATCACGGAATGGCTTCATAATTAACCAACGACCTCCGATGGGCTTGGGAGATGCTCCCCTTTCAATATGCCATCCTTTAGAGCCATCACCATACTCTTCCTTGTAGGCACTTGTACGAATCATTAAAATGTCACGAAGCATCACCGTGTCTCTGCTTGTCAATTGCTCAACGGTATATGTCAACTCGTAGTCTTCATGAACGTGTCCCATCCAAATCGCATCCGCTCCCTCCACGTTTACACTCATCCTGTTGTGCTGGATAGTTCCACGAGTTACCGCACCACCACCACCAAATCCGTGCATATACTTAATGACATATGATGTCATTTTACTATCACTTTGATTGAAAGCGTAGCGAATCCATCCACCATATCCACCCACCTGAACTTGCGTTTTACATTTGTAGTTCAACAAGGTGACAAAGCGTTCAATGATGTCGGTCTCTTGGCGTTTCAAAATTGATGTCTCGTGGTTGCCATAACCTACCAACTTGATAAGGTGAGCGTAAGGAGAAAACCATTCAACTGCGGTGTTGATGATGGCATCAAAGTAATTTGCGACATTGTGTTCAGTACGGATGTCACTCTTTGATTTACGAGGATCATATGCCCCTTGCATCAAACAAAACAAATCCCCATTAATGAGGATGTCGTGATTTCCCTTAAGAGCTTGGTCAAGGTGTTTCTTGAGTAAATCCCTGTCACATTTCGGATTGTCCCAATGTAAGTCCGAGATTAAAAGAACCTTTGTTTCCTCCCAGTTCTTTTCAATTCTCACTACATTATTTTTTTTCATAGTGTTGTATCTAAATGGATATGCAATCCAATGGCACTTTTAAGCCCATCTGCTGAAGGTTTGAACGTGTCAAGGTAGATTGTATCAAATGACTTGATTCGTTTGATTAGCGTGTCTCTAATGAGTTTCTCCTTTTCAACCACTCTCTCGTGCATCTCTACGTTGATAGGTCTCTCAATGCGGATGGGCTTCTCTAAATTTAGGAAAGCCACAAACACACTACACAGGAACAACGCAAGTATTAAATAGATAAGGAGTGTTGACTTGGAAATTGATTGCATATCCTGAAAGAATGTCGGTTTTGGCATCATAGAAAGGTGTAGCGTTGGAGGTGACTACCAATTCAAAATCCTCATCATTGATGGTGTTGTTATCAATCAAAGCGAATATGTCTGCAATGATTTGAGCGGTGTCCGAAAGAACCTCAATCACGTTACTCTCACTCTCAAACACACGATCCATAACCAGCAGAGCAAAGTTGTATGTCATCAGGTTGTTGGTGGTGTTAAGATTAAACCCATCAGGATACAACCAAACAAGAGGATAGTATTCAATGTTCTCAACGGTCATATTAGACTGCTGACCAACACCGAACTTGCCAACCATTTTATGGCTTTCTGCTGCCGTTTGGATTTTTTTGATGATTTGGTTTAGAGTCATTCTTCAAGAATTTGAGAAGCTTTGCTTCGTTGTTTTTCTGCCACTTATTTGTCCTCGTTGGGGAAGTCATAGTTCCAATAGCAATCTTGTGAAGTTGGAAGATAAATGCCACCTACAAATGCGGTATTCTTGGGACGGATGGTGTCAATGGTATTGCCCGGATTCAAGAATAAAGGATAGTCCGTTGTATTTGTACGCAGATAATCACGCAAACGATTGGCATAATACTCAGCTTTGTCACGGTACCTGCCCTCAATCATTGTCATTTCTTCAACCGATACTGCACGAGCGTTGTCACTCTCTCTTGATGCAACCGATTTATTCATCAGTTTGAAGGTCATTGGAAGCATCGCCTCGGTCAAGGTGTAGTATTTGAGACAAGGTGCAATGTATGAATCCAAAAGAGTTGTGTTCAAAGCAGTCAATGTCCCAGCGAAGGCTTGTGTTTGCAGTTCGTTATAAATGCCTGAACCGATGACATCTCTCACATAAATCTCTTGGGCTTCTTTGATTGCTGACTTGAGCAATTTGTCGTCAACATTCTCATTCAAAGGAGTGTTGTCCTTGAGATAAGTTGTACTTATGAAATATACAAAATTTGTCATCGTTTAAGTCTCCTCAATAATTTTTGAACCCAAATATGTCTGCATTGTGGTGTGTTGACATCAAGTGTTGGATTGTGATACCAACCTCCTCTGCGTTTCCACACATCATATCCGAGTTCAGCACTCATCATATTGATGTCCTCTCTTGAGTATACACGACCGCTTCCCTCCACTTTTCTGCAAAAGTCCCTTGATGTTGGAATAATGATTGGTCCTTGTATACCGGGAGCGAGTCCGTATTGATAGCGAACAACCAATTCAGTTTGCAGGTTCTTGATTTCTTCCAATCCTTTGGGAGTTGTTTCAAGACCGTCCTCATATGATTTAATAAGTTCTGCTTTTGCAAGTTTAGCAATCGTATCAGCAACAACCTTTGCATCAAGTTTTGTGATGTTAACGATGTCACCTACCTGAAGACCTTTGTTTTCTTTCAGCACATTCAAGATGGCAGATTCAATCGCATCAGCAAACTGAAAACTTGCCTCTTCAAACTCTTCTGCTTTCTCTCCGTATTTGTTGAAGACAATCAAGTCACGCTCATCATCCCAACCAAAGGGGTTTTGTTTTGATAACGCCACAGGAGACGCAGATGGTAATGCGTCACCTCCAGCGATAGGAGGAAGACCAGCCAACTGACGCTTCTCGTTTATGGTCATATTGCTTAACACGTTGTTAGCAACCAAAGGACTCAAAGCATTTATAGCATCGTTCAAAGATGATTGTTTCACTTCGGTAATCAATGGCAATCCAAGCTCTTTTCTTGCTTCCTCGTTTGTAATTACACCAGCGGTGAATAATGCTTGGTAATCCAATCCAATCGGTGGCTTGTTGATGGTTTCCAACTTTACCTGTGCGATAGGTTCAAGCAGATAAGAAAAAGCATCATCAATCTTTTGTTGACGTGGTTCAATGTATGCGTGATGGAACATCTCATAAGCCTCCACCAATTCAGTTCTTCCACCCAATTGACCTTCCACACGCACTCCAAACAACATCGGAGAATTGACCTTATGGGCAACAAAAATCTCTTGTTGTACGGTCTTATTCAACAAGTCAAATTGCTTGTCAAAATCCGAAGGCTGAAGGTTAGAGATAACTGACTCCTTCTCCGTGGGATCGTTGTATTGAATAATCAAACCACCGGCATTGTCAGTACCTTGATAGTTTTCCTTGAAACGTCTTGCAGTTGCTCTTGCTTCTTCAGGTGTTGGAATCCCCTTGAATAACTGGATGTGAGTTTGAGCGGTAAATCCGTTCTTGATGCTATTCAGGTAGTAATTAGAAATCTCGGTGTCAACCTCAATGTATTTCAACGCACCTACATAATCAGGAAGAGGATATTCTCCTTGACCGGGACGGTAGAATTGGCAATAGTATAATTGCTTTGATTCTCTCGTAATGGGATTGTATGGTTGATAGTGAATCTTGTCCGCTTTTGGATTTGTCCAATCCTCGCAATAAACAAACTCACCATCTAAACCTTTGCGAATGTCTTTGAATGGGACGTGATAAAACTCCGAAGGTGCGGTTTTTGCTTTATTCCAAATTACCTCAACTGCAAACCCATTGAACAACTCCGCATCATAGGCAATCTTTGCTTTGAGTTCCTCATAGGTCTCATAAGCATTAATGTTCTTCAGTTTTGCTTCTGCTTTGGCGATGTCGGTGGTGTTTTGACCGATTACTTCAGTACCAATACCAGCGATGTATGAAGCTTTTGCAGAAACAATGGCATTATGCTTGGGAGATTTATTGAATAACTCAACGAGGAAATCAGGATAAAGATTGTCCGCTCCGAATGTCACGAACCCCTTCGCCTTGTTCTCCTTGAAGACAGGCAGTTTGTTATCGTGAAAATTAATCCTTTGGAATATCATCGTAATCAAATAGCAACTTATAGTGATTGCAACATTGAAATCAAATCGGGGTGAGGATAGACGTCAATTTTGTCTGCTCTTACGGAGTTATGAGTGAACACTCCGTTCTTTCCTGACAATGCTCTTTTGGTAACTTCCCAAATATCCTCGTGATAGGTCAAATCAATGCCGTACTTCTCACGCCATAACAACAACAACTCTTTGGTTGATGCAATCTGCTCTTTGGTGTAGTTCTCAAAATAGGTAAAACCCTTGTATGGTCTCTCAAGTTTGCAGACATCTTTGACCTCCTTGCCGACATAGTTGAAGAACTTGCCTTTCTTCTCTACCAAGTAACCCCAATTGCAAATCTCAATCCCAATGGATGTCTTGTCAAGTTTGATAAAAGGCAACCCTTTGAAGTGTGCAGATTTCAAACCCAAATGATATGCCCAATGTTTTGATGAGAACCCTTGTACTATTTCGCCATTACGAGAGATAGCAACACAGGTTGCAACATTCACAGGATCCGTTTCCCAATTCTTGAACACGGCAAGACCATCTCCACCTCCAGCAGTATGGTGCAAATAGATTTGAGATTTTGGAGTTTCCTCCTTGTAGTATCCGTTGAATTTAATCTGCTTCATCTCCAAAGAAATTAGTTACAAACTTTCCGACTGCACCAGCAACTCCACAAATCAGCATCAACTTGGGATGGTCAAGATTGAGTCCGGCAATGAATAACGATCCAGCTGCGATTGAATCTCCAAGCACACGGAATCTTTTTGGTGTTGGTTGGAAGTAACCTTTCAACCTTGTCCTCTTTTTGGTTTCCACGATTTGTGTTTATTAATATGCTTTGTATGTCTTCCGAGTTTATTCTTCGCCTTCGGTTTGAAGATTGCAGAATTGGTTTGTTTAGCCTTTGCCATTGTGAGTCTTACTATGGTAGTAACGAGACGCAAACACCCCCGAAATAATACAAACAAGACCAGCAACAAAAGAAAGAACAGGCTGCCAAGTTTGGGTAAAATGGATGACTGCCGAACTGCCTGAAATAGCCGTTGCAATCGCTGCTGCCGTGTCATTGTTAAGGTGCTTCATTTGTGCAATAAGGAGAAAGAGGGTTAAACTCACAAAATCTCTTCAAGTACATTTCTTCGCACCCGCTGAAAGTATGCACCCCCACGGGATTGGGAAATACCTCTTTGGTAGCGAATAATTCCAACGGCTCATCGTTCCAAAGAATATCCACGGCATAGAGTGGGGAAAGGTCGGTGCAGTTTCCCTCTTCATCGTGAGCAAGGCAGATGTTGCCTATTTCAACGATAGCGCAGTTGATTGGGTTTCCCTCCGTGTCGGTTATTTGGGCTTTGTATGTTGCCCATTCGGTTGGGGATTGGAATTCGTATTTGGTAAAGGTCATAATGTTGTGAGGGTTTGACATTGGGTGTCGGAAAGGGGGGTATTAAACAAAGCCATATTTTGGATGAACTTTGGACAATCGTTTGCGTTTCCCATTAAAAATTCCATTGCAGTTGTCGTGAATGCGGTTGCACTAACTTGTTTAACTCCATTTACAAACACATCCGCAGTACTGCCGTTCCATTTGATTGCAAATTTCACGGTATCGGTTGTTGTTATATACAATGTTGATTCGGTTGTTGCAATGCTTTTGACTATTGCTATTCTTGCACCACCGCCAAATGTTCTAAATCTAAACGAATTGGTGGCGTTCGTATCATCCCCAATAAATATGCCCGTATTCCCCGCATCCCTCGTATAAACGATATTATTCCTCAACTCCACAAACCAAGTACCCCCACTCGC